TTCCGGACCTTCGTCATAGGGCCGATGTGTTGCGTCAACCGGATCTCGTCCGAGCCCCCCTCGCACCTGGACTGCGCCGAGTATGCGGTTCGCGCCTGCCCATTTCTGATCCTGCCGAACAGCAAGAGCCGGGAGGCGGACCTGCCGCCCGAGGCCACCGAGCCAGCCGGGACCATGCTGCGCAGGAACCCGGGATGCAGCGCGCTGTGGACCACCAAGCGCTACCAGATCGAGACGGCCAGGGAGGGCGGGGAGGGCTACCTCTTCCGCCTCGCGGCCCCGACCTCTCTCACGTTCTGGGCCGAAGGCCGCCGCGCGACCCGCGCTGAGGTCGACGCGTCGATCGAGAGCGGGCTACCGGTCTTGCGCGAGACGTGCGTGAATGCCCGCGAGCTCGGCAAGCTCACCGAGGCCGTCACGGCCGCGACCGAGCTCCTGGACAAGCAGGGAGGCTTCTGATGACACACCAGCCGCTCCCCGTTCCTCGCATGGCGGAACTAGTAGGCGCGCGCGCCTGCAGGGCATTCTCCTTCTTAGTCCCTCTCTGCAGGGCTCTACACGCGCGCCGGGGAGCGGCATTCTCATGACTCCAGAGGAACAAGAGCGCGCGGCCTGCGCCGCCATCGCCCGCTCGTGGGCCGGCACGCTTCGGCTTCGCGGCGGCGGCGGCTATGAAGTCGCGAACGCGATCGCGCGCGCCATCATCGCCCGCGGCGGCCCGCACCCGGTCGACGCGCTCGAGCAGGAGGTCCACGAGCTCGGCCTCGAGCTCAACAAGGGGACCCTCGCCGAGCTCCGCGCGTTCGCCGACGAAGAGGTCGACGGGTGAAGCCACGCGAGCACGTCGTGCCCTCGCGGCGCACCTTCGGGACCTCGGCCAGCGACGAGCCCGGCCGGTCGCGACTCCGCTGCGTCTGCCGGTTCTGCGATGCGGTCTGCGGGCACGTGAAGGCGCACGAGCTCGAGCGGTGCGACAAGACCTTCGAGACCTGTAGGTCTCTCTTGAACGAAACCCGATGGGCTGGAGGCCTCATGCCGTGACAACCGATATCCCAAAGACGCCACCGACGGCGAGCAAGCTCGACCTCGCCAAGGCGCAGCTCACCATGGAACTGCACTCGCGCCGCATGGTGCAGCTCTTCCCCGACCGCAAGACCGTCGACCCGACCGTCGTCTTGACCGAGTGGCGCAACCATATCGCCCGCGCGATCGCAGCCGAGCGCGGGGCCTGCCTGGCGGCCGTCGAGACCGCGGTGCGTAACGTGAAGGAAGGCGGGATCCAGCCGATTCGCGCGCTGCAGCTCCTGCTCGAGGCCCTGAGCGAGGCCCAGGACGTCGCCAGCGACGACGCCAAGATGGCGGCGGCGATCGTGCGGGGGGCCTTCCAATGAGTGGCCACGAGGTCCTGGGTGTCATCCTGCTCTCCTACCTCGGCGGCTTCGTGACCGCGGCGCTCGCCGTCGCGAGGATCTACCGTGCCCGGGTCCGCCGCCTCGAGGACCGCGTGTTCGAACTCACGCCGGTGTGCGGCTGGAAGTCGCGCTCGCCCGCGAGGCTCTTCCTGTGAGCCTCGACGCGACCCCCACGACGGCCGAGCTCGTCGCCGCCGCGGCCCTCGTGACCCAGCTAGGGGTCGGCCTGCACCTTGGCGGCCTCACGCCCGAGCTCGTGCTGACTCTGACCGGACAACCGAAGCAGGCCGAGGTCAAAGCCAACGATCTGCGCGCGTGGCTCGCCAAGGTCTTGGCCCAGGCTCGCGTCGATCACGCGGCCACGTGCGCCGCCCTCGCTAACACCATTGCCTGCGCGCATCCCGCCGGACAGAGCGAGGGCAGCGTGCCGCTCGACGCTAGGGCCGCGAAGCACGGCTGGTCTCTCGGCCTGAAGATCAAGGCCGCCATCGAGAAGTGGGGGGCGCAGTGAGTCGTCGAGTTAGAGAGCAGGATCTGGAGCAGCGGTGCGAAAACTGCAAGTTCTGGCACCGGGACAGAGCGTGGCGGACCGTTTACCCGGAATCCTGGGTGGGAGAGTGTCGCAAGAAAGCCCCGCTGCTTTCCGGTTGGCCAAAGACGAAGGAGACCGACGACTGTGGGGATTTCCGGATCGGCTTCTACACCGGCACTGAGGGCTTCCAATGAACCCACACAAACGGGGGGCGCAATGACGCCGGGTCATGCCATCGGCGCGCTCCTCGAGGAATCCGAGCGCAACATCCTGTGCCGCGATGACCGGAGCGCGGGCATGGTCAGGCTCCTCGAGATCGTGATCGCCGCTCGCAAGGAGCTCGAGGACCTGCGCGCGCATTACGTCACGCGCCGCCCCCTCGCCGAGATCCTGACCGGCAAGCGGGCGAGCCTGGAGGAAATGGAGAGCGCCGCCCGCGGAATCGCGCGCACCGTCGAGGACCTGATGCCGGGCGGATGGGGCTTCGGCCTCCTGTTCTGCACGATCGGCGACGCCGGGCTGACCTCCTGGATCTCGAACATGCGCCAAGAGGACATGGCCGAGTGCATGGCCGAGGTCCTCGACCGGTGGAGCAAGAAGATCCCCCATGACTAGCAACCCCCTCACCAAGCCGCAGGTCATCACGCTGCCCGACGACGGCACGCGGCGAATTCTCCTCTCGGTTCACGACTACGCCTCGAGCGAAGTGCTGCTGCAGCTCGACGGCCCGGTCGAGCTCGTGCGCGGCATGCTCGCGGACTGGATGACCCCAACCTCGCCCGCGGCCCGCAAGACGCTCGAGCAGGTCCTGGGCGACATCGTCGCGACGCTGCCCGCGCCCGCGCGCGATGCCTTCCTCGTGCCAGGATGCGTGAAGCGCGCCAACACCTACCGCTGCGATGTCTGCGGGCGCTGGTCCGTAAAGCTCGAGGGCTTCGCGCCGCACGGCCTCGGTTGCACGAAGGACGTGGGCCCCCATGGGTGACGTCGCGCGCGCGCTCTGCGAGCTCCTCCGCCAGCCGGGCTTGCGGATCCAGATCCAGGCCGCCGAGGCCGATCACGACTCCTGCCACGTCGCGATCGAGACCTTCGCCGGCGACTTCGAGACCTTCGTGCCGCTCGAGCGCGGCACGGCCGTGTTCGAGGTCGCGCTCTGGCAGGCCTTCGAGAACGCGCTGGTCCTGGTCAAAGGGAAGGCGCCGTGACGTCTCGCGAGAATCAGATCCGAGGAGCGATTGCGGCGCATGGCGGGCGCGTGCGCGCCGCGTTCGAGTTCGCAGCGGAGCTCGTGCGGCAAGCTCGCGGGCACTTCGCGGCCGAAGTGCAGGCCCTGATGGGCTCCGGTTGCTGGACGACCCTGACGACGCAAGCCGGCAAGGCACTCATCACCCGACACCCCGCAGTCTCGCGCGAGGAAGGCGCCCGCGAGGACTATCTGCTCTGGCACGACGGCCCCGTCGCAATCCGGTTCCGGGTGCAGAACGCCGCCTGCCCGGCGGGCGCAACGCAGACCGGACAAGGGACGCTCCCGGGCCTGCCCTCGGCCGCGCTCGGCTATGACGTGCAGCGCCTCAATCCGACGCCGAACGCGATCAGTTCCGACGTCGATGGGCTCTGCCCCACCGTGCTCTTTCTGTGGGTCGATCGCGGCGCCGACAAGCTCGACGTCTGGGCCGTCTCGCCGGTCGCGCGCGCGATCGCGATCAAGGACACGCAGATGGGCAGCTACCCAACAATCGATGGCGTGCGCTGGAGCCTCGCGGTCCTCCTATGAAGCTCAAGTGCCCGACTTGCGGCGGCCCGCCCCTCGACTGGCGCGGCGAGCACCGCGCCTACTGCGCGGCCTGCAAGACTCACTTCGATCCCCGGCCGCAGCTGCACGCGCATCAGAGCATCGATGTGCGCACGCTCTGGAACAAAGTGCTCGAGTCGATGCGGAAGAACGAGCAGAGCCCGAGCCACGCCGCGTTCGCGACCAAGCCCGAGAACGGTGAGCCGATCGCCGTCGTGCTCGTGACCCAATACCCCGAGCTCGTCGAGCTCATCCACGCCTTCTTCGAGAAGGCCTACCAAGAGGGCACGGCCGCGCGGGGAACCGGCCCGGTGCCGCGCCTCGACAAGGAGTGCCAATGACGACCGAAGAGCCGAACCTGATCCCCCCGACCGAGCTCCTGGTGATCGCGCGCCGCGAGGTCGCGATGCGCGAGCGCGTCTACCCCCGCCAGATCGAGGCCGGCAAGATGAAGCCGGCCAAGGCCGAGCACGAGATCGAGGGCATGCGCCAGATCTGTGCGATCCTCGAGCGCTTGATCAAGCAGGCCGATCTCTGAACCGGTAACGTTCCGGCACCCATGATCCTCGACACGACCCCGACTGCCGCCGAGCTCACAACTGCAGCGGCCTTTCTCGTCCGCACCGATGCCACAATCGCGCTCCTCGATCGGAGTGACGACGACGGCGAGGTTACGGTTGCGACGCTGACCTTCGTCGATGCGCCGGGCGCGATCTCGGCCCTTGCCGACCTCACGGCCTGGCTCGCGACGGTCCTCGCGCAGGGCCGCACCGATGCCTCGGTGACCTGCTCGGCGCTCGCCGCGGCGCTCGTGAGCAAGTTCCCCGCAGCGGCGGCCGGAAGTGATCCGGTCGACGCGCGCGCTGTGGCGCACGGCCAGGACGTGGCCAACCGCATCGTGACCGCGATCGAGGCCTTCGGCGTGAACGGCGCGTGAACGACCAGCTCATCATCGCCGACTCCCGCGAGCTCGCCAAGTTTCCCGAGCTCCGCGCCGCCGTGACGCTGATCGTGACGCGGGCCAAAGCCCGGCACGCAAAGCAGCGCGGCGAGCTCCGAAAACACGTCACCGACTTCGGCGCCGCATTCGTCTTTGCCATCGTCGAGAAGCTCGAGATCGACCAGGCGATTCGCGACGCGATCACGGCGATCCTGCCCGAGCTCGTCCTTGCCAAGGCGCCCAGGACCAAAGGCAAGCGCAGGAAGTAGCGTTGAGCATGGCTCCACGCCGCTTCGCGTTCCTTCTCCTGCTCTGCTCCTGTCATACCCCGCCCGAGCCGCGGACGGGCCCCATGGTCGTCCCGGTCCTGAGCTCGCCACCGGGGGCTCGGGTCTACTGGGGTCTCGAAGGCGCGGGCGAGCCGAGCGGCTTCGCCGGCACGACGCCGTGCGAGCTCGTGCTCCCGCGCCTCGAGGTCGCGGTCGTCATGCTGGTTTTGCCAGGCCATCGAACCTGGATGAGCCCGGTCTTGCCCGAGGGGTTCGAGCGGACCGCCTGGAACCCGGCCGGCTCCCCGCTCTGGGCCATCCTCACCCCCGGCGAGGGCACCGATTCCGGCCCCACGCATGACACGATCGACGTCGCACCGCTCGTCATGGATCGTGAGGGGACGCCGGTCATGTTCACCGGCCGCTACCCCGCGGGCAGCTCGTTCTACACGCGCCGCCGCCGCTGAGAGACTGGTAACGCCGTCGAGGGCTCCCTAGCCTTCCGGCATGCGGACGCACAAACCGGCACCGAGAAGCGGTGCCGCCCCCCCCGACCGCGAGCGCGCGCCATGGTGACGCTCAAGGTGAACCTGATGGTTCGCTCGCCCATCGAGCCGAAGCCAGGCTTCGCTCTGTTCCACGAATGGACGAAGGACGTCGACACCGACTTCGTCCCGCGCGGCGGCGACCTGATCCATCTCAAGCTCTCCAACGGCCTGCAGGCCCGCCTCGAGGTCACGTCGGCAGTGCTCGGCCTCGTGTGCGAGAAGCTCGGCGACCGCGTGACAGCGCATGCCCTCGCGCTGGTCGACGCCGATCCGCGCCAATGTGGACCACTTGCCGAGGGCCTCGAGGAGAGCGGATGGACCAAGACCGGGATTCAGAACGTGATGCCGCTCGTGAACCAGCAAGCCGGCCGGCGGCTCTCATGACGGAGCACGAGCCTGGCGTCGTGAAGGCAGGGAGCCCGGAGCTACGTTCGCACGGCGAGCCTTTCGGCCGCTGGTTCAACGACGTCCTGCTGAACCGGATCATGGAGACGCTGATGCCCGCGACGCCGCAGGAGATCCGCGAGCTCGCCGAGCGGCACTCGCGCGACGACTCGGTGCCCAAGCAATGGCGCGGCCGGCCGGGCCCGCTTGAAGTCGCGATCCACGTGATTCTCTGCAAAGGCCTGCTCGATTGGCGGGCGGCGCTGCGCTCGTGCTCGATCACGGAGAGCGGCTTCCTCATGGAGGCCGACCTCGCCCTCGCCGTCATCGAGGCCAGGCCCGACGTGCTCGAGCATCTCGAGGGCGTGGAGCTCGAGCGCGCGTGGGTTTCCGTCACCCGGCAGTTCCCGCAGGGCGCCCGCTCGGCGCGCGGCGTCGTCGCGCTGGCAAAGGCTCGAGGCGGGCGCTGGGAGCCGGCTGTGAAGCTGGCAAGGATCCAGGCCTTCGAGGCGCTCTTCGCCGACGTGTTCGCTGGCGTGAAGCTCGTGGTCGAGCTCCCCGCGTTCCGCGGCACGGTCCCCGCCTCGAGCATCGGACCCGCGCTCGAGGTCGATCGCGCGGAGTTCCTGCGGCCCGAGAAGGGCGTGCTGCCGGCCGCCGAGGCTCCCGAGCCGGTGCCGCCGCAACCGCCGCCGGCGAGCTCGGCCCCGAGCGGCAACGTCCTGATCTTGAGCCTCGAGGCGCCGCCGCGCCCCGCCGAGCTCACGGTCTGGATCAATGGCGGTTCGGGCAACGTGCGCGAGTGGAGCGCCGGCAGCTGGAGGCCCGTCGAGCTCGAGGGACGCCCCGAGCTCCGGGCCGATGTCCGCGGCTTCGTCGTGCAGGAGGCCGAGGCCGCCGCCGGCAAGCTCGGCTGGGACCCACTGCGCAAGGCCAAGGCGCTCGAGGCCAAGTTCGGCCCGGGCGTCACCGTGTTCGGCGACGTGCCGCTGCAGGAGCTCGCGAAGCTGGTCCACAAGATGCGCGAGCAGGGGCTGGCGAAGAAGTGAAGGCGAAGAACACCATGCGCGCCGCGGACCTGCCGCGCGACTTGCCGTGGACCTGCCAGATCCTCGCGGACAAGGACGGAGCGAAGTTCGTGCGGGTCGGCATCCGCTGCCCGGCCGCCAAGAAGAACCGCCCCGAGATCCATTGGGTTCCGCAGACCCGCGGCAAGAAGGGCAAGCGCCCGATCGTGGCGCCGAGCACGGAAGCGCGCATCGACGAGCGCCGCCTCGCGGCCATGTTCGACCTCGCGCTCGTCGGCCACACCAACGACGCCCTCTTCGGTGAGGACGACGTCGAGGTGACCGGCTCCTACAACGCCGCCCGCGACTTCCTGTGGATCGACTTCCGCCGCCGCGCGCCGCCACCGGCGCGCTTGTGCTGGCGCAATCGCGACCTGACCAACTTCCTCGAGACGATCCTCGATGCCGCGCAAGCGAAGAAGCACCGCGGCGTGTTCAAGAATGACAAACAGGTCGCGGCGATCGACTTCCGCCGCCTCTACCTCGAATGATCCGCACCCAACCTGAGCAATACGCGATCGGCATCGTGATCGGGCTCGCGCTCGTTACTGCCGGTGTGTTCGTGTCCTTCTCTCTCGGCACCGCGCTGATCGTCACGGGCGCGATTGCTGTCTGTCTCTTCGGCCTCGCGCGCGCCGGAACGCAGCGCGGGTCCAAACGTCTGTGAGGCCTCCTATGTCGACCGCGTTCTCCGTTGCCAACCTCTCCGACGCGACCCGGTGCACCTGGTTCGACGTCATCGTCCCCTTCCAAGAAGGCCGCGATCTGCCGGCCTTCTGCCGCACTGCGGTGCGCGGCTGGCCGGCCGTGAAGGAGGAAGCGCTCGGCATCCAGGGCTGGCGCTTCGCTGTGCGCGGAGGGCTCGAGGGAGTCTCGATGGTGCGCGACGCCGTGGTGCGCAGCAATGACCCCGCACCGGCCTTCGCGCCCTCCGAGTGGGTCGACGATCGGTGGGACCTGCTCACGGTGACGGTCGTCGTCGTCGTCAACGGCGTCGAGAACCGGATCGTGTGCAACCGCTTCCAGGTCTCGGAGTCGGCCGCCTCGAGGCGCTACACGCTGTGGGGGCGCTGCCCGACCCTCGACGTGCTGTGCGCCGATGGCTACCTGATCGAGCGCGCCGGCGACGACGTCGTCGAGCTCAAGATCGCGCTGCGCAATAGCCACCCGGAGCGCTCGACCATGGGCGTGCTGATTCAGGACGCCTGGATCGAGACGGGCGAGCTCCTGATCCTCGATGACCGCAACGCCTTCGGGTTCGGGACGGCCGAGCTCGCCAAGCCCGAGGTCCCGGCATGGGGGCCGTTCAAGTCGCGGATCGTGCAGCATCCGACCTGGCTCGGCGCCTGGTGCGAGATGCACGTGCGGGGCGCGTTCCTCTGCCTGCCCAATGACGTGCCCTTCGGCATGCTCTTGCTCGGCAATGCGCAGACCAAGGCCCGCGTCGCCAACGCCGCCGCACGCATCGGCGGCCCGGTCATCGCGTGTCCCGCAGGATGGGACGACGCTCTGGAGACAGCTGGCTTCCTCGGGACCCATTACGTGCCGCGCCCCGTGCCGAACGACTATGCGCAGCTGCTCAAGTGGGCCGGCAAGGTTGTGGACTGGTTCAACCGGCCCGGTGCCGACTATCAGGACCAGCGGCCCCTCGGCCAGCTGAAAGGCGCGGGCAGCACGGGCGACCAGGAGGACTTCGGCGCGGGCAAGAAGATCGTGGGCGCGACGCTCGGGAACCCGGTGGGGATCTACCTCATGCGCGGCGCGCTCTCCGAGATGTGCCGGCCGATCCACCACTACGAAGCCGACGGCTCTTTGGTCAAGGTCGACAAACACCCCGATCTCGTGTTCTGGTCGCAAGGGGTTCACTACTCGACCACGGTGTCCCCGGATCGTCTGGGCAAGCCGGTGCCCGAGCCAGCGAACGAGACAGGTGGCTTCGGCGGGAAGGACAATCAGCACGACAGCGACAACAACTTGCACGCCGTGATCGCGTGCACGGGTGACGAGGTCCTGCTCAATGTCGTGCGCGCCGAGATCGAGAAGCATCGCGGCCGGTCCTCGACCTTCGTCGACGTGAGCCGCGGCCAGGGCCGCCCCTTCCATTCGATGGCCGACGAATACCTGCTCACGGCCGATGAGCGGATCTTCGACTGCCTCATGCATCACGTCGAGAACAGCTACCACGCGAGTGCCGCGAAGGGCTGGCTCGATGACAAGACTCGCACCGTGCGCGCAGTCTCGTGGTCGATGGACGACCGCCTGCTCAAGATCTGGGATCCGGTGCAGGAGAAGTTCGTGAACGCACCCTGCTGGTCGGTCTGGGGCGAGGGCCTCAACTGGATCGGACTGCGGGCTGCAGCAAGGGCCGCGAAGAAGCGGGCCGCGCTCGCGCTCAAACCGTGGGACGCGCGGGCCGACCTGGCGCTTCGCCTCTGTTACGAGGTCGGCGCCACCGTCATGCGTCACGGCTTCTTCGTGAATGAGTTCGGAGCCTGGGACACTGCGGCCGTCGTGCTGTGGCAGCAGGGCGAGAACCAGGGCAAGGGCGTGCCCGAGTATCTCTACCGCTCGGCCGGCGCAGTGGGCGTGAACACGGGCCCGGGGATCTACGAATGGTCGATCCCGTGCATCTACGGAATGGTCGAGCTCCTCGAGCAGGACCTGCAGACCATGCAACCCGGGGACGTGCACCCGAACCTGGGGGGCTACACCAAGGAGGACTGCATGGATCTGGCGCGGCGCGGGCGCGCGATCATGGAGAGCGATCGGCTGGACACGATCACGACGTGGCAGCAGAGGGAGTGGCGCGCGGTCTCACGCGAGGGCGCCGGCGCGGATGTGAAGTGGGCATCGATGGGCAAGGTCTCGGAGATCCAAGGCCTCGCCCCTTCGCTGCTCGGCACGGCGCCGAGCAGCATCCGCGAGCTCCTGCCTCAGAGCGGCGCGGACCCCGTGCTCCTGCCCTCGCCTGTCCTGCCTGCCGCTGTGGTGTAACTACCGCATGCGCACGAGGGTATCAGCAGCAGACGCGGTGGCACGGGAGATCAGACCTAGGGCAGCAGGGGCCCACGATGGCCCAGGATCGATGCGTGCCAAGCTCGACCCATGGGCCATCCTGCCCTCGCGCAGTGCAGGGGCAGGGGGCGTGGGGCCAGGGGCCCCCCCCCCGTCGTCTGGGTCCTCCCGCGTGGGGGGCTGGTCGGGGTTACGGCGAGCCCGAGGGGGGAAGCAAAATCACCCGGCTCGACTCAAGATGGATCGGAGCTCGTGGATCCGCGCGGGGCGCTGACCCGTGAAGAAGCGACCGGGAACCGTGACCACCCGGAGCGCCCTGATGGGCGCGCTCAAGGTCGCGCACAGCACGGTGGCCAACTGGGTGAACCGGCCAGACTTCCCCGGTGGGAAGCACGGACCCTGGGAGCTCGCCAAGGTCGTCGCCTACGTGCAGGACATGCGCGCCGGCAGCAAAGCGCGCGACGGCTCGCACGAGGCAACCGCGTTCGAGGACCTCGGGCAGGGCGGCGGCGCGAAGGCCGGCAACCGCCAGGACTCGCTCGACCTCAAGCGCCGCGTCGAGACGCAGCTGCTCGCCGAGAACCTCAAACGCGCGCGCGGGCTCGTCGTCCCCCGCGACGAGGTCGCCGTCATGCTCGCGGCCCGCATGCGAGAGCTCACCCGCATGCTCGGCGCCGTCGCGCGCCGGCTCGGCCGCAAGCTCCAGCACCGGGCTCTCGACGCGGCCTTCATCGAGGCCGAAGTCCGCGCCGAGCACGAGCGCGTCATGTGGTCCTGCTACGGCCGCGACGAACCCGGAGAAACCGTGGACACCGAACCGCGCGAGCGGCAAGATCCGGCACCGTGAAGCCGGCGCCGGCGCGCGCCATTCCTTCCTGTCCCCCCTCCCTTTCTGCCGCCTGTGAGTCGCGCGGCGCCGGCCTTCACGCTTGAGCGCGATCTCCAAGCTCCTCTGGCCGGAAGAGCGCGCCGCCGCCCGCCCCCCCGAGCACCTGACCGTCTCGCAGTGGGCCGACCGCTACCGCATCCTGCCGCCTGACTCCGCGGTCCCCGGCCCCTGGTCGACCGACCTCAACCCGCCGACCCGCGGGATCATGGACGCGTTCTCGGACCGTGCCATCCGCTCGATGACCCTCATGGGCGGGACGCAGTGGGGGAAGTCCGAGACCCTGATCAATTGCGGGCTCTGGGCCATCGACCAGGACCCGGCGCCGATCGCGTTCGTCATGCCGACCGAGAAGCAGGTCGTCTCGTTCGCACATCGCCGGCTGAAGCAGGCCGTCGCGAGCTCGCCGCGCACGCGGCCCATGCTGCCAAAGCGCAAGGGCGACTGGAAGGCCGACGAGTTCACGATCAACGGCGCGTCCGTGCTCATGGCGTGGGCCGAGAGCGCCTCGCGCCTCGCCGAGCGTTCCATCCGCTACGTGTTCGCGGACGAGATCGACAAGATGAAAGAGTTCACGGGGAAGGAAGCCGACCCGCTGAGCCTGATCACGGAGCGCACGCGCTGGTGGCACGACTACAAACACGTCTTCGCGTCGACCCCGACGACGCCGCGGGGCTACATATGGGGCTACTGGCTCCGCTCCGATCGCCGGCGTTTCTTCGTCCCATGCATCCATTGCGGCACCTTCCAGCCCCTCGAGTTCTCCAAGACCCACGTCGTCTGGCCAGAGACCGAGCGCGACCCTGAGAAGATCCGCAAACAGCGCCTCGCCCGCTATGTGTGCCAGACGTGCACGAAGCAGATCGAGGACACCGACGAGAACCGGCACCGCATGCTGCGCGGCGGAGTCTGGGTCCCCGAGGGCGGCAAGGTCCTGCACGACGGCACGGTCGCCGGGCCATTCACGGAGCACGCCGGCTTCCATCTCAACTGCCTCTACTCGCCGGTGCTGACCTGGTCGGACTGCGCCGCGATGTTCCTGCGCAGCAAGGACAACGTCGCCGGGCTCCTCAACTGGACCAACTCCTGGCTCGGCTGGCCGTGGATCGAGAAGAGCCTCGAGCTCGAGAAGGACAAGCTGGCGCAGCGCGCGGTGCACGCGATGCCGCGCGGCGTCTACCCCAAGGGCGCCGTCGTGCTCACGGCCGGCGCCGACGTCGGCAAGAACCTGATCCACTACGTGATCACGGCTTGGATGCCGGGCGAGCGGACGCATTGCGTCGAGGCCGGCGTGGTCACGACCCTCGACGAGCTCACCCTGGTGCTGCTCATGCGCACGTTCGAGGACGTGGACAAGCAACCGCTCCCGGTGCGGCTCGTGTGCATCGACTCGGGATACGACACGGACAAGGTCTACGGCTGGTGCATGCAGTTCCCCGAGCTCGCGCGGCCGACGAAGGGCTTCGACACGCGCGCGGTCCCCTACATGGCGACCAAGATAGAGCGCGACTTCGGCGGCACCCCCGGCGGCCTCATGCTCTGGTCGATCGATACCAGCTACTACAAAGACAAGCTGGCGCGGCAGATGACCGGCGACTTCGGGGCGGCCGGCTCGTGGTCGATCCATGAAAACCCGCCCGACCCCGTGCTCGAGCATCTCACGAGCGAGCACAAGGTCCTGCACCGTGATAGCAAGGGCCGCGTCAAAGAGGTCTGGATGCCGAAGCCCGACGGCGGGCCGAACCACTGGTTCGACGCCGCGGTCTATTCCTTCGCCGCCGGCGACATGCTCCACACCTACACGCTTCGCGAGCACGCGCCGGCCGAGAGCATCGCCGCGTTCTCGGCCGCGGTCGGTGCGGCAACGCGGACCGACGAGACCAAGCGCCGCGCCGAGTCGTGGATCCGGAAGCGCGACGAAGAGCGCGAGACCAGACGTGGCGGCTTCATTCGCCGGCGTGGGCCGTCGTGAGGCGGCGCTTCCTCGATCGTGTGCCGCGCCGGAGCCAGCAGCACGAGCCGCCCCCGCCTCCCCCTGAGCCGGCGCCGAGCTCGGGAGGGGAGGGCGACGACGGGGAGGGCGACGAGCTCCCGATCGTCCCCTTCGTCCCGGTCCGGTGCCCGCGCTGCAAGGCGACCAAGCCGATCACGGACGGGATCTACAAGCCGCTGCGACGGCGCTATCACCTGTGCCAGGACTGCGGGCGAAAGTTCCTCTCGGTCGAGCTCGACCCCGGCGACCTCGAGACCCCCCTGGACGCGGCCCGGTAAGAACCGGCACCATGCCTCGGTCCCTCATCCCCCTAACTCCTCAGAGATCCATGAAGAAGAACCCGCACGAGACGCTCGCCGCCGATCAATCCGCCCTGACCGTTCTCAAGCTGGCCGAGCTCGTCGAGAGCAAACACAACGCCCGCCGCTCGTTCGACTCCGCCAAGATGAAGGAGCTCGTCGAGTCGATCGCGATTCACGGCGTGCTCTCGCCGATCCTGGTCCGCCCCCTCGGCAAGGGATACGAGATCGTCGCCGGCGCGCGCCGCTTCCGCGCCGCCCGGACCGCGAAGCTCGAGACCCTGCCCTGCGTCGTGCGCACGCTCGACGACAAGGAAGCGCTCGAGGTGAACCTGATTGAGAATCTCCAGCGCGCTGACCTCGAGCCGCTCGAAGAAGCCGACGGCTACCTCACCCTGACCAAGAAGCACGGCTACTCGGCCGAGCAGCTCGCGACCAAGATCGGCAAGTCGATCGGCTACGTCTACGGTCGGCTCAAGCTCTGCGAGCTCGCGCCCGGCGTGAAGAAGATGGTCGCCGACAAGACGCTCGACATGAGCCTGGCACTGCTCGTCGCGCGCATCCCCGACGTCAAGCTCTCGGAGAAGGCCGCGAAAGAGATCGTGAGTGGCTTCGGCAACGGCGAGGCCATGTCCTGGCGCCGCGCCTCGGAGCACATCCAGAGCTCCTACATGCTGAGGCTCAAAGACGCGCCCTTCGACACCGGCGACAAGACCCTGGTGCCCGCGGCCGGCGCATGCGGCCCGTGTCCGAAGCGCTCGGGGAACCAGCGCGGTCTCTTCGACGACGTGCAGGGCAAGAGCAACGAGCTCTGCACCGATGGCGCGTGCTTCAAGAGCAAGTGCGACGCTTGGTGGCAGCGCGAGGCGGCGAAGGCAAAGGACAAGGGCGTGCAGGTCCTCGAGGGCAAGGAAGCGGACAAAGCCGCCGATCCCTACTCGGGCAAGAGCATCGACCTCGACCGCAAGGCCTACGACATCGGCCAGCACGACAAGACCTATCGGCAGCTGCTCGGCAAGAGCGCCGACGTCGACCAGCAGCTCGCCCGCACGAGCCGCGGCGAGGTCAAGCAGCTCGCGCCGCGCGACCAAGTGATGGCGGCGCTCAAAGACAAGGGGCTCATGGTCCCGAAGAAGCCGGCCAGCAACGGCGTCGACAAGAAGCACAAGGCCGCGCACGATCTGCGCAAGAAGGCGATCGCGCTGACGCTCGAGGACCTGGTCGAGAAGGCCGAGGCCGCGAGCAACGAGAAGAAGTTCGCGCGCTTCGTGGTCGAGGCCCTGCTCCGCGAGGAAGTCGGCACGGCGCAGGACGTCGGCGCTCGGCGTGGCGTCGAGTTCCGCAAGGGCGGCGGCGGCTTCGGCGTCTCGACCGCGGGCGAGCGCTACCTCGACAGCCTCACGGCGGCGCAGCTGCGCGGCCTGGTCGTCGAGCTCATCGCCGTCTCGGACGCCACCGCGATGTTCCGCGCGACTTACGGCGACGGCTGGCTCGCGGCGTGCGAGCTCGCCGGGATCGACATGAAGAAGCGCGAGGAGCTCGTGAAGAAGGGCGCAGCGGAGAAGGCGGGGCAGAAGAAGGCCGCGAAGGCCGCCGCGAAGTGAGCGAGCCGGACGACATGGAGATCGTGAGCCGCGACAGCGACGGCCGCGTCTACCGCTTCCCTGGCGTTCCGCTCGGGGAGATCAAGAAGGAGGTCGAGGTCCCGGGCGTGCTGTGGCTCGCCGGCGCCGTGCGGCTCTACAAGTGCACGCGCGAGCCGAGACGCCGCGGCCGAGGAGCTTCTGGAACAAGCTCGGCTTCACCAAGGAGGAGCTCTGCCACCTGCTCGAGATACGCAAGCGGGGGCGCGTGGAGTTCTACAGCGAGCGCAGGATCGAGGATCTCAAGGCGAAGCTCTTGCAGTGCAGTAAGGCGGCTGCGGAGACCGCGCGCCGAAAAGGCCGGCGATAGGACCGGGCAACGCGTGGGCAACTAGAGAATCTTCTGCCCCCTCGATTCGCGCGGACGCAGTCCATTCGCCGAATCTGCGCGCCCCCTCGTTGCCTGACCGGGCCAGCCCCACCGGCCCGGGTATCCCTGCGCGCCCTCACATGAAGACGCAACGCAGCCCGCTGAGCAGACAGGAAGCCGCTCTAAAGGTGGCAGCAATCACCGGCCTCCCGGCACCGGACATGTCCACGCTCTCGAAGTGGATGAACAAGGGCTTGCGGCTCCCCAACGGCAAGCGTCTCCGCCTCGCCCGACGCAGGGTCGCGGGCCGCGTCTACACGGATGAAGAGTCGCTCCGCGAGTTTCTCGCGACGATGGAGCAGGCGGACGTCGACAGGTTCATCGACGCCTCGAAGAAGGCGACCTCGCAGCAGATCCACGACCGCGCGGAGACCATCGCCGAGCTCGCGGCCGCGAAGGTGCGCGAGAGGAGAGGCCGCACGTGACCGCGAAGAGCACGAAGAGCGCGACGATCCCGCACGGCAGCCGGACCGACGACGCGCTGTTGGGTCACGAGATCCTTGCCGCCCTGCTTCGTGGCGACATCGCAGAAGCGAAGCGACTCGCCGCCGGCTACCTGCGCCGTAGTCGCGAGCGGTCTGCCGCGGGGTGCGAGGGCGATGCGCGAGGTTCCTCGGCTTCCTCGGCGACGCCAACTAGCCCAGCTCCAACTGGTTCGCCATGAACGCGCAGAAAGCCAAGTAGAGCCAGCGCGCGTCGGCCTGCACGAGATAGACGATCACGAGCACGACCACGGCCGCCGCTGTCAGGAGCCGAAACACGCGCAGCGCGTCGGGGCTCATGCGACCACCGCTTCCTCCGAAGTGAGACCCCGCACGCCGAGATAGACCACGCGGAGCGGGCGCTTCAGGTCGGAGACTTCGACCTGACCCTGGCATGTGCCGTTCGCCGCGACTTGGAAGGGCTGGTCCTTGCGCTTGCCGTCGGCCGCGATGACTCGCACGGTGCACTCGGCGCCGGCCAGCTTGGTATCCGTGAAGGCAAACGAGACAGAGGTTCCGGTAGCTGAGGCCTGGATCATGAGGCGCGGGATCGTAACCGCGGCCCGATTCAGCAGGACGGAAAGACCGGCACACCCTAGCGGGGGCTCGTGAGGATTCGCTAAGAGCCTTCGGGCTGATGGGTCTCGCAGAAGACACGGCGCTCCTCGCCAAGATCAACACCGCGATCGATGCGCAGCTCACCAGCGGCGCGACGGAGGAATACGTCGTGGGGAGCGGCGGCGGGCATCAGCGGCACGTCCGCAAGACGCCCCTCGCCGAGCTCATGAAGCAACGCGACCTGTTGACGGCGCGCATCTCGGCCGCGACCGAGGGCGGCTCGTTCAACTTCGCCGTTCGGGGCGAGGCCTGACCCGTGGGCTTCGTCGACCAGCTCGGGCGCGGCCTCGACGTCATGATCGGCGCATTCTCGCCGGCGCTGGGAATGCGCCGCGCGGCAATGCGCAAGATGACCGAGCGCTTCTCCGCGCGGCCGGCGCACGAGGGCGCCGCGACCGATCGCACGCGCAAGGGCTGGCGCACCACGGCCGGCTCGCCCGATGCCGACCTGAACAGCGACGAGCTCGTGACGCTTCGCGAGCGCTCGCGCGATCGCGTCCGCAACGATGGCCTGGCGTCGGCCGCGATCAATGCGGTCGTCGACAACGTCGTGGGATGCGGCTTCCGCCCGAAGCTCGCCCTGAACGCCAAGGCGCTCGGCATCACGCAGGACCAGGCCGACAACCTGTCCGAGACGGCCGACGAGATCTGGGACGAATGGGGCCGCAACTGCGAGTCGACCGGCCGCCTGACGATCGAGGAAGTGCAGGCCCAGGTCCTCGCGTCCACCCTGACCAACGGCGACCACTTCGTGGCGCCCGTCATGCTCCCGCCGCGCTGGCCCTCGCGTTACGAGCTCGCGCTGGAAATGATCGAGGCCGACCGCGTCGACAACCCGACCGGCACGACGGCCGCCAACATCCGCTCGGGCATCGAGCTCAACGAGCTCGGCGCCCCGGTGGCCTACTTCGTCTGCAAGGCTCACCCCGGCGACATCGGCCTGCAGGTCCCCCCGCCCGGCGTGCGCGACTTCCGCCGCATCCCGGCGTTCAACCAGGTCACGCCGAACCGGCCGAACATCCTGCACGTCTACACGCAGGAGCGCAGCGGCCAGAGCCGAGGGAGGCCCTTCCTCTCGACGGTCCTGAACCTGTTCCGGGACCTCGACGACTACGCCGAGACCGAGCTCATCGCCGCGCAGGTCGCCGCGTGCTTCTCCGTGTTCGTCACGAAGAACGACCCCTGGTCGGCCATGTATGCGCGCGCGACGGCAGCGACGAAAACCGCTGACAAGCGCGAAGAGGAAGTCGCCCCCGGCATGGTCGCGTATCTCGCCCCTGGCGAGAAGATCGAGACGGCGAACCCCGGCCGGCCGAACGGCACGTTCCACGACTACTTCGACGCCATGTGCCGGCTGATCTGCTCGGGCATCGGCGTTCCGTATGAGGTCGTCGCGCGCAACTTCACGGGCTCGACCTACAGCAATGCTCGCGCCGTCCTGCTCGAGGCCCGCCGCGCGTTCAAGCGCCGCCAGGTCTGGCTCGCCAGCAAGCTCCTGCAACCCGTCTGGGAGATGCTGCTCGAGGAGGCCTGGCTCCGCGGCTCGTTCCCCGCCCCCGATAAGATGATGAGCCAGTTCGCCGCGTGGACGCGGACCCACTGGATCACGCCGGGCTGGGGCTGGATCGACCCCGAGAAGGAAGGCAACGCCTATGAGACCGCGCTCCGGCTCGGCCTCACGACGCGCGCCAAGATCGTCGCCGAGAGCGACGGCGACGACGTGGTCCCCGTGTTCCGCCAGCTCTCCCGCGAGCAGAAGCTCGCGGTCGAGCTCGGCATCGACGTTTCCCCGCAACGCGGCGGCGCCTCGGCGGCCTCGCAAAGCAGTGCGGGCAATCAGCAGACTGACAACGCCGAGACGCCTGCAGCGAAGCAAACCGCTACAGCGCCAGCGGCAGAGGAGGTGGTTGTCTCGTGAGCCTCGAAGTCGAACATCTGTCCCGCGATTTCGTCCACCGCATCCGCGCTCTCTGGCATTCCTGCAAGCCGGAGACGATCAACGCCACCTTCGCCCAGGTCGTAGGAGACCTCGGCAAGGTGCGCGACGAGGTCCTCGCGAAGAAGGCCCGCGCCGCTGCGCCCAAGACCATGGTCGGCACGCGGCCGGCGCCGCCGGAGCCGAAGGGTGAGCCGGTCCCGCCGCCGCCGGCGAGCTCGACCGCGACGGAGACTTCCCCGGCGACCCCGGAGAAGCCGACGCCGTGAGCATGGACTTCCCCCGCAAGGCGGGCACGAGCGCGGACCCGATCTTCGTCCGCCAGCTCGACGACCCCTCGACGATCGTGGGGGGCCTGCTCACGGGAGCCCGGGCGATCAACCTGTGGGCCTCGATGACCCTGGGGACCGGCCTGACCCGTGACTTCTGGGCCAACGGCGGCACCGGCAACCAGACCCTCGGCACGGCGGCTCTGACGCTCGAGGTCGTCTCGAGCTCGACGAACGATGCCGCGGCGGGCACCGGCGCCCGCACGCTCCTGCTCACCGGCCTGAACGCGTCCTTCGTCGAGATCACGGAGACCGTGACCATGAACGGGCAGACGGCCGTCGTCGTCGCCGGCGCCTTCATGCGGATCAACTCCGCGGTCGTCGTGACCACCGGCACCGGGCACACCAACGCCGGGACGATCTCGATCCGCGACGTCTCGGACTCGCCGGTCTACGCCGTGATCCCGATCGGCGCCGCGACGCTGAACCAGCTCCACTACACGGTGCCGGCCGGCAAGTATGCGCTGCTCGCCGACCTCTCCTTCTCGAGCATGGGCGACAGCGACGAGACCGCGCCGCCGCTCGAGGGCGTCTCGATCGTCACGCGCGTCGCGACCACGGCCTCGGTCGCGGCCCCGACGGCCTATGTCTACAAGACCGGCGCCGGCGTGTTCGCGCAGCGCGGCGGCCAGGGCCGTCTCACGTATCCGGGCGGATGGCTCTACCTCGCCGAGGGGACGCTGCTCGCGCCGCAGGTCGTCAACGCAACCGCGGCCAACGCCGACGTTCTCGGCTCGGCCCTGCTCTTGGAGTTCACAGCATGAGCCTTCCGGCCTACGACCTCGACTTCATCCGCCAGGTCCAGCAGGGCGCGATCTCCGGCGCGCGCATCATCAATCAAGCGGGGACGTTCTCGCCGACCACCGGGCAGGCCCGCTCCCTCTGGACGCTCGGGGCGACCGCGAACCAGCCGGTCGGGGAAGCCAACACTAGCCTCGAGATCATCTCGAGCTCGGCCAGCGACACGAGCGCGGGCACCGGCGCCAAGACGGTCTACATCGAGGGTATCAAGCTCAACGGGGCGCTCCAGACGGAGACCGTGAGCATGAACGGCACCGCGGCCGTTGCGCTGGCGAACACCTACGCGCGCATCAACCTGGTGCGCGCCGCGACCGTCGGCTCGACCGAAACCAACGCCGGCAACATCGACGTGCGCACTGTCTCGGGCTCGACGGTCTGGGCGCGCATGGCCACCAACCGCGGCGTCGAGGGCATGGTCTCTTACACCGTGCCGAGCGGGAAGAATCTCTACATCCTCGACCTCGAGTATTCCTCGGTCGGGACCGGCGCCGACGGATCGCCGCCGCTCCTGTCTGTCAACTTCCAGGGCTGGGAGGGCCTCTCGCAAGACACGACGATGGCCGTGCCGCTCTACCGTGAGCGGCATCGTTGGATGTCCTACCGCGGGCAGACCTTCACGAAGACCTTCGGCTACGGGTTCAAGCTGGCGGCCGGCACGCTCTGGCAGCCCGTGGTCCAGAACCTCACCGCGAACACGGTCGAGGTCTCGGCCTCGGCCACCTACTTGGAGATCAGCGTATGAGTGACCTCCGCTACGGCCCGGGGCCGACGCACGGGTTCAAGTTCGGCGAGAACGAGTGCCGCTACATGCCGACGGCGGCCGAGCACGCGCAGCATTGCCGCGACAACGCGAAGAGCCTCGCGGCGTGCGTCGCCCGCTTCGGCGGCTTTGGTGGGCCCGCGCCCGCGCGCGCGAGCTCGACCGCACGCTTCGACGGCAAGACGCCGGGCCCGAAGTCGGTGCCGGCCGCGGCCTGCCGCTTCGAGCTCGAGCAGGCCGTATTCGCGGCCGAGAAGGACGCGCAGGGAATCCACCGGTTCAAGGGCAAGGTGAACAGTGGCCAGGTCATCAAGAACCACTGGTTCTGGGGGAACCTGGCGATCGACATGGCCGGCCTGAAGATCAACCGGCAGGACCTGCCCATCCTGCGCGATCACGACTCGCGCGAGATCCTCGGCCATACCACGACCGTCACGAAGTCCGACAAGGGCATCGAGGCCGACGGCCGGCTCTTCTCGATCACGGAGCCGCAGAAGGAAGTGACCGGGATGCTCGCCCTCGGGATGCCCTTCCAAATGTCGTGCTGGCTCCCGCCCTCGAAAGTGCAGTGGCTCGACGCCGGCGAAACGGCGATGTGCAACGGCCACACCGTCGAGGGCCCGGGAGCGATCCTCAGAGAAACCACGCTGCGCGAGGTCACGGTGACCGCGCTCGGCGCCGATGAAAACACGAGCGCCGCCCTGCTCTCGGACAGCGGCACCGTGATCGTTGACAGCTACCGAGAGCAGGAACCAGGACAAGAAATGAGTGACACCGACAAGAGCGCCAGCAAGGGCGCCGGCGATGCCGCGTCGTCCGCCGCTCTCGCCGCGGACGAAGCGCGCAAGACCGAGCGCGCTCGCGTTCTCGCAATCCAGAAGATGGCGGCCGATGGCGACATCGGCGCGACCATGCTCGAGCTCGCGATCAACGAGGGCTGGACCAAGGAGCAGGCCGCGACCAAGTTCTTCGGCTACATGTCCGAACGCAAGGAAGCGCGCCTCGCCGCGATCAAGGACGGCACGCCGGGCCCCTCGGGCACCGCGGCGCCGAAGGACCGCTCGGGCGTCACCGAGCTCTCGGACAAGGCCGTCGAGGGAGCGGGCGAGAAGCTCGGCGCCCCGAACGACAAGACCGCGCAGGAGAAGGCCTGGCGGGATGAGTTCGCCCGCAAGCCCGAGCTCCGCGAGGAGTTCGTCGACAACGTCGAGGAATACGTCGCCTTCATGAAGAACGAGGGCAACAAGACCGCCCGCAGGAGCCGCTGATCCATGGGAACCTCTTCCACCCTCTCGAGCCGCGCCATCCGCGGCATGTTCTACAAGCGCCTCGAGGAGACCACGGCCGCGTCCTGGGTCTCCACGATCGGTAGCGTCTTCAACTCCGACCAGGAGTCGGAGACCTACCGCTTCCTCGGGCAGGTCCCCGCTCTGCGCGCGTGGCGCGGAGCCCGGTCGTCGGTCGAGCCCCGCAATTTCGGGATCACGATCATCAATGACAAATATGAGGCCGGCGTCAACTTCGCCCGCGACGACATCCGCCGCGACAAGACGCCGCAGATCCGCGCGCGCATCGGCGACCTTGCGTCCCGCGCCGCGTGCCTGCCGCAGAAGGTCTTCACCACGCTGCTCGAGGGCAACGGCAACGCCTATGACGGCAACGCGTTCTTCGCGGATCGCACCAGCGCCACCACGGGCAAGGTGAACAACGCGCAGACCGACTCGGGCGTGTCTGACCCCGTCGCCCCGACCACGGCCGAGATGGCCAAGGGGATCCTCAAGACGATCTCGATCATCCTCTCGGCGAAAGACGACCAGGGCGAACCCTACAACGAGTTCGCGACCAGCTTCGCCGTCATGGTGCCGACCCTCTACTGGTCGGCCACGATCGGCGCGCTCGGCGACGAATACCTGTCGACCGCGGTTTCGAACACGCTCAAGGCGCTCGGCGTCAACGGCCCGCGCGCGTTGTCGATCATGCCGATCCACAACCCGCGCCTCGCGACCCCCAGCTCGACCGGGATCTTCTACACGTTCCGGACCGACGCCGAGGTCAAGAGCCTGATCTGGCAGGACGAGGTCGAGAGCCAGCTCGAGAGCCTCGAGGAAGGCAGCGACCACGCCTACTTCCACGACGAGCATATCTACGGCGTGCAGCGCATCGGCGCCGGCGGCTTCGGGATGCACGAGCTCGCCTGCCGCATGACGTTCTCGTGAGGCACCAGCGGGGGGCGCGAGCTCCCCGCAACCCCCAAACCAGGAGACACCCATGACCGCTCTCGGAGACCTCACGGCGAACGCACAGATCACGCGCGAGCCTCACCCCTCGGACATCATCGAGAAGATGACCCTCGAGGGGACCAAATACGCCGGCTCGCTCGTGTTCACGGGCACGGCAGTGAAGACCGTCGCGGCAGCGGCCAGCGCGGATCAGACCGACCACTTCGCGGGGCTCCTGCTCGAGGGCGGGGTCGCCGGCGAGGTCGTCGACGTCCTGCGCCGCGGCCGGGTTCGTGTCGCCTTGAACGAGACGATCGCCCAGACCGACGACGGCGCCGCGGTCTATGCGACCAACGCGACCACCCCGAGCGACAACCCCGGGGACATCACGCTGACCAGCTCGAACAACGCCAAGATCGGCAAGATCGCGATGGTCCACACCGCGAGCACGGCCCTGCTCAACGAGACCGAGATCTATTTCGAGGCCTCGGCCTACCAGTCTGTCTGACCCGGAACAAACAACCGAAACCACAATGACGACACTCTCTGCCGATCGGCAAGTCATCCGGGTCCCGCACGACTCGGACATCATCGAGCGCATGATTTGCGAAGCGACGGTCTACGCCGGCTCGCTCGTGAAGAAGGGCGCCAGCGCGAAGGGCATCACCGCGTTCTCCACTTCCGACACGTCGGGCTTCGCCGGGATCTGCCTCAAGGGCGGCATCACGGGCGAGGTCGTCGAGGTCCTGCGGAAGGGGCGCATCCGCACCACGGTCAACATCACGCTCGCGCAGTCCGACGCCGATCTCACGATCTACGCCAAGTGCTCGAGCACGAAGTCGGACAACCCCGCCGACATGACGACCACGAGCACGAACAACTGCAAGGTCGGGAAGATCTCGCTCGTGCACACCACGGGCGCGCAGGACACCGGCCTGGCCGACGTGTATCTCGAGGCCGACGCCTTCCAGTCGGTCTGATCCGAAACCGCAACCCCTCCCCCCCCCAATGACCAAGTATCGACTCGATCGTTACGAGCCCGGTCGCGATGGCGTCAAAGGACGCACGACCGTGTTCGAGTTCGTAGACGGCTGGACGCTGAACGGTCTCTTCCAGGACATGCAGAAGGGCCGCGTCAAGATCGTCGACGTCGACCAGGAGACGGCCGAGAAGGCCGCCGCCGACAAGGCCGCCGCGGACCGCCTGAAGCGACAGGCCGATCGCAAGCGCGAGCAGCAGGCCGCCAAGCTGTGACCCTCAAGGATGTTGTCGCCTCAGACATGGTCGCGCTCCTGGCGAGCAGCGACTTCGGCGAGACCGTGACCTACACGGACGCCGGGTCTGTTTCCGGCGACAGCATCCCCGCCCTGATCTTCCGCGAAGAGCCCGACAGCGATCCCGACACCGGGCACTCCGCAGCTTTCCAGAAGGCGCTCGTGGTGATCCGCAACTCGAGCACCGCGACCTTGGGCCGGCCGCATCCGAGCGAGGCCGGCGACACGATCACGCTGACGCTGCGCATCGGCGACGCCAGCACGACTGTCTGCCGGGTCGTCGACGTGATCTCGGGCGACCACGGCGCCTGGCTCCTCGAGGTCCGGGCGTGACCGAGGTCGCCAAGTGGGTCGCGCAGGCCCAGATCACGGGCGTTCCCGAGGTCGCGGGGATGTTCGCGCGCTCGCCGGCCGTGGCCTACCGCTACCTGCGCGACGCGGTCGGCGGGGCGATGGGTAGCCACCGGCGCGAATGGCTCTCGAGCGCCCGGGTCGCGTTCAAGCCGGGCGGCATGCGCGCCGGCCAGATCACGAGCCGCGCCTCGGAGGCCGCCGGCTTCGACGCCAAGCGCACGATGTTCTACCGCGTGAGCCCCGAGGCTAAGACCGTGCAGGAGGGGCAGCAGGTCTCGGTCGACTCGATCTCGGCCGAGTCGTTCACGACCAGCCGGGCCGCCGCGGGCTTGCAGACCGGTGGCTCGTTCGTGGCCAAGGGCGGCAAGCGCTCGGCGATTCCGATCGGCATCACCCGGGACTCGGGTGGGCGCGTGAAGGCGCGCTGGTTCACGCCCAAGGCCTTCCAGCGCGGCAAGCGCAAGAAGGACGTGATCGCGCTGCCGACCAAGAGCGGGAAGGGAGTCATCCTGTTCTGGCGGCAATACAGCGGGCGCGGCAAGGGCAGGACCTCGCGGCTCCTGCCGGCGTTCAACCTGGTCCCCGGCGTCCGCCGGCAGGCGCGGCTCCAGTATTACGAGACCTGGGACCGGTTGAAGGCCAACCGCGACCAGCGCTTCGGCACTGCCCTCGAGAAGATCGAGAAGGACCTGGTCCATGGCCGGAACGCGTAGAGCTCTGATCTTGTCCGCGCTGGTCTCGGCGCTCGAAGCGATCCAGACGTCGGCGGGCTACAACACCAACGTCAAGGCGACGGCCGGCGGCGGCGGCGCGCAGAAGCTCACCTTCCCCTTCAACACCGCGACCAAGCGCCCGGTCCTGTATGTCTCGATCGACTCGCAAGAGCCGAGCGAGCAGCGCGGCGCCGGCGGCACCGGGGGCGGCTACTACGAGCCGGTCTGTAAGGGCGCCATTGCGTGTCTGATCGACGTCGACCCGGCCGACGCCGTGGACGACAAGGTCGACACGCTGCTCGCCGACGTCGAGAAGGTCCTGCTGACGCAAGCGCAAGCCGATCCCGTGCTCGGCGTCGCCGGCGTCGTCGACCTGATGCTCGACGGCTTCACCTACTTCGACCCCGCGAAGGGCCGCGGGCCCGGCGCCGAATACCGGTTCAAGGTCCGCTACCGGCACGACTCGACGAGCTCGGCGACCTTCACGGGGCTCACGTGACGGTCGACTCCTCGATCCTCGCCAGCGCGGGGTTCGTCGACTTCCGGCCCGTCGACAACCGCCTGCAGCAGAGCGACTGGCACAAGGGGATCCTGCATACGCGGGTCATCGACATCCGCGAGCCGCGGACCTTCGTGCTGCGCTTCCCGACCTGCACGCGCGGGCAGCTGGCGTTCCTGCGCGCGCACTACGCCGCAAACATGCACACCGAGGTGACCTTCGCTCTGCCGAGAACGGCCGAGGTCGTCACCGCGATCTACGTCAAAGGCCCGCAGGTCAAGGCGATCTCGGGCCGGTTCTTCAACGTCGTCGTGACGCTCGAAGAGCAGAAGGCCACCGACACCTAAGAGGGGTTCCGATGCCACTGGTTCGCAAGTCTCAAGTTCTCGCCCAGGTCGAGGGCGTGCCGGCGACTGAGGTCTCATCGTTCGTCGCCGGTGACTACGTGCAGGTCCTCGACGCCACGATCACCGACAACCGCAGCAAGATCGAGAGCAACCCGGCCAGCGCCAACCTCTCGAACATCATCCAGACGATGGGCCGCGGCACGCGGCAGCTCGCCTTCACGTGCGATGCCCGCGGCACGGGCACGCCGACCACGCCCCCCGACTACGGGAAGTTCCTCGAGGCCTCGGGCTACCTCAAAGCTCAGATGTCGAGCCTCACCTTCAACGGCTCGTTCTCTCTGATCGCGTTGCGAGTCGGGACCGTGCTGAAGAACGCCGGCTCCGCGCGCGCGGTCGTGCTCTTCAACTACGCCGCCGGCGAGACGACCGTCGTCGTCTGGCTCGATGGGCTCGCCGACTTCGCGGACGGCGACGCGATCACGACCGTCGGCGGGACCGCGGTCGGCACGCTTGCCTCGAGCACCGCGGTCGGTCTGAACACCGCGAACGGCCTGACCTACCACTGCACGTCGATCTGCGAACTCCAGCTCACGACGACGGGGTCGTGGTCGGGCACGGCCATCGCCGGCGACACGGTCACGGTCACGAGCGGGGGCTACATCGTGGGCGGCTTCCTGCTCACGCGGAACCCCGCAACCACGACGACCTACTTCGAATACGTGTGGGGCTCGATCCCCGCCTCGGGCACGCTGGTCTCGAGCTCGGGCGGAACGGCGACGATCCACGGCACGCCGGCGATCGCCCAGCTCAAGACCAAGAGCCTCTCCATCCGCCACAACCGCGCCGGCCTCTCGCGCGTGCTCTACGGCGCGAAGGGGACTTGGACCCTGAACGGCGACGCGGGCAACACCGCAAAGTGGGGCTTCACCATGACCGGCAAGCTCGGCACGAACAGCGACATCGCGTTCACGGCCTCGGTTGCCGACCCGAGCACGGTCCCGCCGAAGCTGGTCTCGGGCTTCTTCAACCTGAACGGCATCCTGATCCCGACCAAGTCGGTTGCGTGGGATGCCGGGAATACCGTGATCATGCGCAGCGACGCGAACCAGGCCGAGGGCGATGTCGTGACCGAGATCACGGGCCGCGCGCCGAAGTGCACGATCACGCTCGACCAGGTCGGCAAGCTCGCCTTTGACCATTGGGCCAAGCGCGACGCCTCGACCGGGATCCAGATCGGCCAGCTGATCGGCACGGCGCAGGGCAACCGCGTCTCGGTCTGCGCGCCCAACGCGCAGATCACCGAGATCTCCGACGCCGACCAGGAGGGCGTCGCGACGCACGCCGTCACCTTCGAGTGCCAGCGGCTCAACTCCGACGGCGACGACGAAGTGATCATCAGCTACCTGTAACCCGCAACCCCTCCCCCCATGACTGTCAACACCAACCCGCTCGAGCCCTTCGACTACGTGAAGCGCTCGGACCGCGACAAGATCAAGACCGCGATCGCGCGCGGCGACCCGGCGCCGACGGTGCCAACCTTCAAGCTCAAGCCTCTCTCGAACGCGCAGCGCGCGGCGCTGGAGGACCTGCAAGCGATCGAGCCGGGAACGCAGTGGGTGAAGGTCCGCGCGGGCACGCGGCAGCGCGAGTGCCTGCGCGCCGGCCTCGACGGCTGGAAGAACTACACCGACAAGACCGGCACGCAGCGCGAGTTCGTGCGCAGCGATCGGCAGGAGGTCATCCTCGGGCAGCGCGTGTTCCCACCGAGCGAGGAAAGCCTGAACGTGCTCGATTGGGACCTCGACGTGGGCGAGCTCTCCGCGGCAATCGAAGAGAACGCCCGGCTCACGATCGAAGAGGGAAAAGGCTGATCGTCGCGGCCAATGTCCTCTTCGATGAAGACTACCGGCGCACGCTCGAGCCAACGTGCCGACTCTGCACGCGGCCCGAGAACCTCGACCTACGTGCGCGCTGGGGCTGCGACGGTCCAACGGTCGAGGGCGAACCGTGGGACTTCCTCGAGTGCTTCGTGTGCGACGGCAAGGATCCGGAGTGCGCCACGTGCATGGGGACCGGCAAGATCGGCTTGCGGGAGTGCCCGTGGAAGATGATCGGCCATCGCGAGCGCTTCGTGTGCGAGCTCGCCGTCCTGGTCGAGACCGGGCTGCTCCCCTTCGACCTCGGCTGGTCGGAGCTCCCGGCGAATCTGGTCGCCGCTTGGCGCATGGTCGCGCACGAGCGGCACGTGCTCGAGGAACGCAGACGCAAGCAAACCTGACCCCCGTGAGGTAGGACCGTGGCGAAGGACTCCCGGACGCTCGAGATCATCCTGAAGCTCCGCGACCTGTTCTCGGGCGACATGCGCAAGTCGGAGAAGGTCGTCCGCGACTCCGCGAGGGCGATGATCAACGGCGGCTTCAAGGCGCTCGAGGGCGCGGTCGCCGCGGCCACCAAGACCATGATCGCGTTCGGCATCGCGGCCGGCGGCGCCGTGATTTACCGGGCCGCGAAGGGGCTGCACGACGTCGTCCAAGAGGGCGCGCGTCTGCACGACCTGAGCAAGGCGATCAAGGTCTCGACCGAGGACATCTCGGCCCTCGGCTACGCCGTCGAGCAGATGGGAGGGCAGAGCGGCGATGCCGAGACCGCGCTGTCCAAGCTCGGCCGCACGCTGGGCGGCGTGAAGCAAGGCACGAACAAGGACGCCGCCGAGGCTTTCGACCAGCTCGGGATCTCGCTCGAGCGGATTCAGAAGCAGGGCACACTCGACACCTTCTTCGACATCGTCGAGCAGCTCGGCAAGGTGAACGACGAAGCCATCCGCGCGGAGCTCGCGTTCAAAATCCTCGGCCGCGGCGTCTCGGCCGACCTCCTGCCCGTGTTTGCCGAGGGCAAGGATCGGATGAAGGCCTACATCGAGGAAGCCAAACGCCTCGGCCTGACCATGAAAGAGGGACCGGCCGCGGCCTTCGATGACTTCGAGGACACGCTGCGGAAGTTCAACCGCTCGTTCAACTCGGTGATCCGGGACCTCGCCGAGAAGCTCCTGCCAACCGTGACCGACGAGCTCGACAAGTGGGCCAACTGGATCGGCACGCATCGCGGCGAGATCCTCGACTTCTTCAAAGACACGGGGAACGCGGCCCTCGAGATCGCGACCAACCTGAAAGAAGCGGCCCGCGCGCTCGGCCTGTTCACGACCAAGGAGGACAAGTTCAAGGAGACGCTGCGCCAACGCGTCGCCGCACGCGTCGAGAAAGAGGGCGTGCATTCCTTCGGCAACGAAATGGGCTCGCTCTTCGGCACCGGTCCAAAGATCGGTGACATGACGGAGAAGATCTATCAGGAGGAACGCGCCAAGCTGATGGGCGAGCAGGCCTGGAGCGCCAGCGACCTCGAGAAGTGGCGCACCGGCATGTCGGGCGCGATGGGCGGCGGCGCGGCCTCGAGGCCCTCGAGCGCGGGAGGGGCGTGGAGCGACGCCGACCTCGAGAAGTGGAAGAAGGGCATGGCAGCGGCCGGCGGCGGCTCGGGCCTCGGCGAGCCGAAGCAAAGCAAGGGTCGCGCGCCGCTCCACAAAGGCTCGCGCTACACGGAAGACGTCACGGCCGAGGAGAAGGACTTCTTCGGCAACCTCAACACCGGGATGGAGGAAGCGATCGCGAAGTGGCGCGACTGGAAAACCGCGGCGACCGACGCCGGCCAGGAGGTCGTCGACTCCGGGCTCGGCGGCTTCGCCGATATGTGGACCTCGATCATCCTGAAGCAGAAGTCGTTCAAAGAAGCGATCAAGGATTGGGGGAAGCAGATGCTCGAGACCCTGGCCAAGGTGATCCCGAAGCTCCTGATCGTGCGCGCGCTCGGCGGCGCCTTCGGCTTCACGGGCGCGGCCGCGATGGCCGAGGGCGGGATCATGCGCGGCACGCTGCAGCGCTCTTACCCGATCAAGGCCTACGCGCAGGGCGGCGTCGCGAGCCAGCCGACCATCGGCGTGTTCGGCGAGGCCGGCGCCGAGGCCTTCGTTCCGCTGGCGTCCGGCAAGATCCCCGTGCAGGTCCGCGGCGGCATCGGCGGAATGACCGTGCTCAACTTCAACATTCACGCGATGGACGGCAAGGACGTCAAGCGCGCCCTGCTCGAGAACCGGCAGACGATCATGGGAGTCTGGAAGAACGGCGTCGAAACCATGCGCGGCATGCGCTCCGCGATCCGCGAGGTCCGCGCCGCATGACGCTGGTCGGCGCCTCGAGCTACCAGCAGGTCCAGGTTCGGATCCAGAGCCAGGACGTCTACACGCGCGTGCACAAACTCGCCGGCGCTGCCTTGCCAGGGGGAACCGGCACGTGGGCGTTTGTCGTCTGGGGGATGATCGGCCGCCTCGCGGACGTCATCGGCCGCTCGACCAATGCCGTCGCCGAGGTCGCGCTGGGCGACCAGAACGGCCCCTTCGGCGACGCCTTCACGACAGTCAAGTGGGACGACATCGGACTCTCGGTCGTCTCGGGCTCGGAGATCCGCGGGCACCCGTTCATCTTCTGCCGCACCTATGACACGGTCCTGTCGGGGGCGCGCGGCACGTGGAATGCATCGAAGGACCTGACGCTGTGGGCGCGCATCGCGCGTAACGGCGACAGCCCGGCCAACGTCGGCGGCGAGTTCTCGGTTGGCAACGTGGCGATGCTGGCGTTCCGGATCAACGCGCTCAACCTGAACCAGTGGTTCGCGGACCGGTTCACGCCGGCGTCGCCCGCCTCGAACAACCGGCAGAGCCAGGGCTACAAGAACCACTGGCTCTCGTCCATCCTGGGCGTGTTCGACCACGTCGACAGCGAATGGCTCGTGTTCTCGTCGACGCAATACCGGCCGGGCAACGTCGCCACCGGGGCGCCCTTCTATGAGACCTCGGTCTGCCCGAGCGGTCTGTGGGCCTCGGCCGTGCCGCTGATCGGCGAGCGCCAGCGCATGGGCGCCCGCGCGCGCGGCACGCCGGCCGCCTCGTTCTTCAACATGGGCGGCATGCGGACGTTCACGGTCGCGAACACCAACACGCAGATCGGCGTGCGCGGCTTCGACTGGAACGCGGGCCCGACCGAGACCACGAGCCAGATCTGGAAGTGGGAGACCTTCGCGATCCGGGCCGACGCGCTCGGGCAGTTCCTCGCGCTGACTAAGACGGCGGCGACCGTCGGGGCGATCTTCAACGACTTCCTGTTCATCCCGAACGCCTATGAGCCGCTCGAGAACGTGCGCTCGTTCGTGTTCGATATCCAGGTCGCGATCTCCGGGTGCTGGGATGCCTCGAGCACCCCGGGCCTGACCCGCACGCACGTGCCGACGATCGTCTCGGGCGGCGGCGGCTACTTCACGATCGGTTCGCTCGGCGGCCACACCTTCCAGTCCACCGAGGGCATCCACCCGATGCTCGGCGGCCTGTGGGGCAACGTCCGCAGCGACGATCTCCAGTTCCGCGCCGCATGGTGGGAGCTCCCGCCGGCCGCCACCGGTTTCCCGGCCGCGCGGCCTGCAGCTGACTTCACGCTCGCGACCTGGATCTGGGAGAACGATCCGCAGGTCGACGGCGTGCCGGTGCCGACCGTGGGCCCGATCGTCGTGATCCAACCCGGCAAGGAAGCGCTCGGGACCTCGAGTCTCACAGCCTTCCCCTTCGAGCCCGAGCGCTCGTGGGAGGAAGACCCCGAGCTCGTGCGCGAGATCCTGCGCGCGGCTGACGCGTCGGTCATCACGTGGCCGAAGTTCCTCGGCGGCCGGCGCCTGTTCAACCTCGAGTGGGTCCTGACGGCCGCGGACCGTGACACGCTGCTCGCCTTCTTCGCCGCGCAGGACCGCGGCGCCGTGAAGTGGACGCCGCCGCACGAGAGCGCGGCCGTGCCGCTGGTCCGCTTCTCGAAGCCAGAGACCGAGGACGTGGGGCTGAAGCACCGCGTCTCGGCGTCGTTCCTCGAGCTCGTCTACGTGGGGTCCTGATGCCGCGTTCCATTCCGACTGCCTGGCGCACGCAAATGCAGAAGGTCCACGGCACGCAACCGTGGGTCTGGCTCTGGGAGATCACGGCGGACACTTCGGAGACCGCGCGCCCGACCTTCCGCCTCACACCCTACCCGAGCGAGATCACCTTCAACGACGGCAGCGGCGCGCGCGTGTTCTATCCCTCGAGCATGACGCAAGGCCTGATCGTCGAGAGCGGCGACGGCGACTTGCCGCAGCTCGACCTGGCGATCGACAACACGCGCCGCACGATGCTCTACTACTTCGAGACCGGGGCCGGCTTCATGAACCAGGCCGCGACCGGCTGGCTCGTGAACCTCGCCGACCTCTCGGAGTTCCGGCGCTTCGACTACCAGATCCGTGGCGCCTCCGTCTCGATGGAGGCCGCGCAGCTCCATCTCGAGCAGCCGAACTACTTCAAGCGGCTGGTGCCGCAAGACCGCTACAACCCCTCGCGATGCCGGTGGCGTTTCGGCGGCGACGAGTGCGGCTACCGCTCGACGTCCTTCGCGGCCTACACGGAATGCGACAAGACGATTCAGGCCTGCATGCTGCGCGGCCTCGACATGGTCTCGCGCAACCTGCCGAAGCTCCAGCCCGAGCGCTTCGGGGGCTTCCTCGGGATCCCGGAGTCGTGATGGAGCTCGACCTCTTCTTCGAGCCGCTGCGCGTGCTGGTCGGCATCCCCTGGCAGGAGGGCGGGCGGACCCTCGAGGGCGCCGACTGCGCCGGCGTCTGCCTCATGGCGCACGCGATCATCGGTATCCCGAGCCGGGACCCCTGGCACGAGCTCTGTGACCGCTGGAAGGACGGCGAGCGCCTCGAGGCCGGGCTGCCGCCGGGATGGCTCGAGGTCGACAAGGACTCCCCGGTGCTGGGCGACGTCGCCGTGACCGGCAAGGGCGGGCACGTCTCGGCCTACGCCGGCGGCGGCTGGTTCCTGACCTCGAGGAAGCGGGCCGGCTCGGTCCTGGTCGCGGCTCGAGCGCTCGGGCGCGCGATCGAAAGCCTCTGGAGGTGGCACCCGTGATCCGTCTGCTCGTGCTCCCGAACCTGTTCGCGACCAAGCCGGCGCAGCGCTTCGAGCTCCCCTGGCGCGGCAACACGGCGGCCGAGCTCCTGCAGGAGGCTCGCACGCTCTGCCCGGCCCTGGGCAAGCAAGCGCTCGCGGTCTGTATCAAGGGCAAGCGCCTCGAGGTCGAGCAGCTCCCCTGGATCATGGGCGACAACGTCGAGCTGGTGATCGCCCCGGACCCGCAGGGCATCGACCCGCTCTCGATCGCGATCATGATCGCGATCTCGTTCGCGATCTCGTTCGCCTACAGCAAGCTAGTCGGACGGCCGAAGGGGCTCACCGAGCCAGCCGAGCGCGGCGACCAGCGCTCGCCGACCTACGCGTGGGACCAGATCCAGAGCGAGTGGCGGCAGGGCTTCCCGGTGCCGCTGATCTTCGGGCTTCACGACGTCGGCGGGCAGGTCATCTATGCCGACGTGTTCGCGTCCGCCGGCGGCATCAACATCGGCGCCATGGAGTTCCTGCGGGTCATCCTCGCCGTGGGCGAGGGCCGGATCTACAGCATCGGCGGCGTGACCGGCGGGACGACCGGAGAGGAGGGCGGCCTCGGCAACCGCGGCCTCGGCGGCTTCGTCGGGCAGACCGAGCCGGCCGGCGGGACGATCTGCCAGGACGTCCGGATCAACGGCAACCGCTTCGACCATACGCAGCAGCTGCCGGGCGTGCGCATGTGGGTGCGGATGGGGGAGATCGCCCAGACCCCGGTCCCGTCCAACCCCTTCCGCGGTGTCACGTCGACCCTGATCGTGGACGAGGACCTCACGGAGCAGGGCCAGACGGCGATCGCGACGATCTCGGACAGCAACCCGATCACAACGCTCGCCGGCGTGCTCGCCTTCCCCTCGGGCCTGTATGCGCAAGACTCGCAGGGCAACCTGACGCCGGCGAACGCGACCTTCACCGTGGACTGGCGCCCGCAGGGCGAGGTCTCGTGGCGGCCGGGGACGATCGTCAACGTCCTGCCCTCGAGCTACTACCTGAACGCGGTCTCGATCTCGTGGGCCTTCGATCCGAACCGCGGCGGCACCGTCGACGGTCCGCTCGAGGTGCGCATGACCCGCACGACGCCGAGCGGCCAGAGCCTCGGCATCGTCTCGCGCGCCAACTGGCGGCAGGTCATCTACAACCTTGCCATCGTGTTCGCGTATCCGCGCGTGGCGCTGCTCGCCATGGAGATCGCGGCCACGGAGAAGACCGCGAGCGGACGCCCCAACTTCGCGATCCGGACCAAGGGCCTGATGGTCAAGGTCTACGACCCGGGGGTCTCGGCCTCGCTCTCGACGCAGCGCTTCTTCGAGCTCCCGACCGCGTCGTCGAGCTACTTCGGGATCTGGTCCTACGCGCCAGGCCGGAACCCCGCGTGGGTCCTGATCGAGTTCCTCCTGAACAGGGCGGGGCTCGGCGCTTACATCTCAGTGGGCAAGATCGACCTGGCGGCCTTCCGGGATTGGGCAGACTTCTGCGACGGCGACGTCGATCTCGGGGCCTCGAGCGAGTCCCGGTTCCAGTGCAACTTCGTGCTCGACCGGCCGACCTCCGCGTGGGACGTCGTGCTGCGGATCTGCCAGGCCGGCCGCGCGATGCCCGTGATCCGCGGCGACAAGATCTCGGTGAAGTATGAATACGCGGCGGGCCACGGCCGCGGCTCGAACAGCGTGCCGGCAAAGACCCGCACGCAGCTCTTCACGAGCTCGAACGTCGAGGAGTGCCTGGTCACGTATCTGAACGTCTCGGACCGGATCGCGGTCTATGACTTCCAGATCCTCGACGAGGACAAGGACTACGCGCAGCAGATCGTGCCGGTTGCGGATCCCTTCGCCGGCGTCGACCAGGTCGACGCGCTGACCCCGATCAACTTCACGCGCGAGCCAATCGACAACTTCGGCGTCACGCGCCGGAGCCAGATCATCCGGGAGGGGCGTTTCATGCACGGCGTCAACCGGACGATCAAGAGCCAGATCCAGTTCCGGGTCGGGCCCGAGGCGCTGGCGTCCGAGGTCGGGGACGTCGTCGGCTTCCAGCACGAGATCCTGCGGCCCTACGACTCCGAGTCGTTCGCGTTCCGCTTGTCGGCCGCGGTCGCCGCCGCGACCACGATCCGCCTCGACCGCGCCGTCACGCTCGCCGTCGCGACCACGTATCAGATCGTGATCCGCGAGACCTCAGGGGACATCACGACGGCGACCGTCACGAGCGTTGCCGGAGCCTATGCCGCCGGCGCCGCGATCACGATCGACACCACGATCACGGCCCCGAAGTCGGCGCCGCTTGCGCTCGGCGTCGAGAACAAGGTCGTGAAGGACTACCTCCTGATCGGCGTCTCACTCGCCGAGAACGTGAAGCTCGAGTGCCAGGCCCTCGAGTGGCACCCCTCGATCTACGTCGACGAAGACGTCGCGACGATCCTCGATGCCGAACGCGACGTGACGCTGATCGTGCCGTCGTCCGTGTTCAACCTCTCCCAAGCGCTCGCCACCGTGATCGCGTCGGAGGACATCACGGTCCAGCCGACGATGCTGCCCGGTAAGCAGGTCATCCAGTGGGCGCTTCCGCAGGGCTATGAGGCCAGCAAGGCCCGCGTCTGGGCGCGGCTCGCGTCCGCCTCGAGCTCGTGGTGGCTCCTCGGCGAGGTCAAGGGCACGAGCCTCGAGTGGAGCTTCGCGGCCGGCCAGACCTACGAGCTCGCCGTGACGATCTCGGACAAGCTCGGGACCTTCCAGCTCCCGGACAACACCGAGACGCTGACCTTCACGGCGGATGAGTTCCCGCCGCTGGCGATGCCTTCGGTCCGCACGGCCTTTGCCGCCAAGACCCAGGCCGGCCTCGCGCTCGGCTGGACCCGCGTCGACAACCCGCACCTGGACTACTACGAAGTCCGCGGCGGTTCATACATCGCCGGCGCGACCACGATCGCGCGCACGAGGGAGACTCGGCTCGAGCTCCCCGCCCCCGGCCGCTCGGGCGCGTTCACGGTCAGGGCCCGCTTCCGAAACGGGCTCTACTCCGAAAGAGCCAAGCTGATCGCCGGGGGGGACGGAGCGCCATCCGGGGGGATTGACGTCGCCGGCCTCTCCGGCGACGGCCCTTTCGCACCCTATGACTTCACAAGCTATGACGTGCCGATCGGCATGAGTCTGTCGGGGACCTCGGGGATCAAGCTCACGAGCACCAACGCGCTGCGCAAGGCCTACACGACCGACGCGGGGATCTTCGACATCGGCTACCTCGCGACCGGCCTGCTCGTCGTGACCTTCGAGACGCGGCAGAGCGACTTGGTCACGTGCGGCGACGCGACCTGGGGCTGCGGCAGCGGCGAGGCCCACTGGCGCACGTGCTACGGCCGCGATGCCTCGCCGGCCCGCCCGGGCTTCGAGAACACCGAGCTCTGCGGCGACGGGACGATCCCGATCTCCGACATCGATCCGGACCGGCTCTGTTACGCCTATCGCGGGCAGCCCGGCTTCAACACGTCCGTGATTGTCGAGGCGCGCTTCGACACGGACGGCGACGGCGTCATCGACACGGGCTGGCAGCTCTACCCCGCCGGCTTCGGCATCCGCCGCACCTTCCGCGACTTCGACCTGCGCTTCACGCTGCAACGCGTGAGCCGCGACTTCGAGGTCTACTTCGAGAGCCTCTCGGTGCAAGTCTTCCAGTGAGGAACCCATGAGCCAGATCTGGTCCCCGCCTGATTCCACGACGCTGCAATCGCAGGCGCTTGTCACCGACCTCCCCAACATGGCGGCGTCTCTGCGCAGCAACCACAGCGGGGCGACGGCCCCGACCTCGACTGTGGCCTACATGTGGTGGGCCGATACGGCCAACGGCCTGCTCAAGATGCGCGACAGCGCGAACACCGGCTGGTGGGTCATGGGCGTGCTCGGCGGCGACCCCGGCGACCTGCTCGTCGTGACGCAGTTCGGCTCGGTCTCGGCGACCACGACCAAGCGGCTCACGATGCTGGCGCGCGCTGCCACAATCACGGCCGTCTGGATCTGGAGCGCCACGACGACGTCGAGCAGCTCGGGCAACGAATGGACCTTCGGTCTCACGGAGGTCGTCACGGCCGAGGCCTTATTCTCGACGACGGTCGGCACCTTCACGACGGACGTCGACATCGGCGGCGGCGAAGTGACGGCCGATGTCCCCGACTCCCTGGTGCTGGTCCCGGACCAAAACACGGAGCGGGTCGCCGGCGAGGGGATCAAGCTCGCGATCACGAAGGTCGGGAGCCCGACAACGATGACGGACGTCGTCGTGGGTCTGCGCTTCGCGATCACGACGTGACATGGTCGACCGCAACGGAAACGCGGTCGTGGTCGGAGACGACTACGCCGTGGTCGGCCCGGTCCGCAAGGTCTCGGGCGGGAAGGCCGTCGTCGTGCCGGGGATGGAGCGCCCCGTGCACGTCGCCGAGGCCGACCTCGCGCGCGTCGACGATTACGCGCTCCGCACCTTCGTGGAGCAACGCATGAGCCTCGGCCTCGCAGCAGCTCTCGGCCTCTACACGACCAAGAACCCCACGACCGTGCAGCAGATGGCGACCTGCACGCTCGGGACCGGCCTGGCGCGCTCGTTCTGGGGGAACGGTGCATCTGCAAACCAGCCCGTCGCGACCGCGAACATGACGCTCGAGATCGTCTCGAGCTCGGCCAGCGACACGAGCGCGGGGAGCGGGGCGCGGACGATCCTGATCACGGGGGTCGATGATGCCTTCGCCGCGGTCTCCGAGACCGTGACCATGAACGGCACCGCGGCCGTCTCCCTCGCGAACCAATACATGCGGATCAACACGGCCGAGGTCGCGACGGCCGGGACCTCGCAGATCAACGCCGGCACGATCACAATCCGCATCTCGGGCGCCGGCGCGACGCAGAACGTGATCATGGGTTCGCAGGGCTCGCTCAACCAGTTCTTCTACACCGTGCCGGCGAGCCGGATCGCCGTCGTGACGAGCCTCTCGTTCGGCTCGATGGGGGACAGCGACGAGACCGCGCCGCCGCTCGAGTCGACGAGCCTGCTCGGCTTCGTTGGCTACACCGGCGCCTCGGCGGCGGCCCTGGTCTACAAACAGCGGCACCGGCTCATGGCCTATCGCGGGCAGACCAGCTCGCGCGATTTCTCGGGCTCGGGCCTCGTGCTCCCCGCGAAGGCCTGCTACGCACCAAGCGTGCAGAACCTCACGGCCAACAACGCCGAGCTCGTGGGCGACCTGGTCATTCTCGAGCTCGACGTGTGACCACCCGATCCTTCAAGCTGAACGCGGACGCCCTGCTCAAGACGGCGGGTGGCCTGCTCCTCACGCTCTGCACGGCCGTCTCGACCTGGGTCGTAGGAGAGATCCGTTCGATCGAGCTCGAGGCCGTCACGATGCGCGAGCGCGTGCGTGCGCTCGAGGTCCGCGGCGACGGGATTGGCAGCACGCTGCAAGACATCAAAACGCAGATACGGGAGATCGGCGGCCTCATCTCGGAGCAGCGCCGCGAGATCTCGAGTGAGTCCAAGGAGCTCCGAAAACTGATCCAAGAGGCAACGCACAAGTGAAGACGCAACGCACTTCCCCGGTCCTGCCTTCCTGTAATGAGGGAGCCAAGGACCTGCTCTGGTTCGGAATGATCCTGGCGGCGTGCGTCTGCGCGCTGGCGCTGCTCACGGGCTGCGCGACCGCGCCCTCGCGCGCGCTGGCACTGATCCAGGAGAACGTCGTCGATGAGTGGATCGAGCTCGTGAACGCGAGCCCGAAGTTCACGCAGGAGCAGAAGGATCGCCGGGCCCGCACGGCCGTGGTCATCCGACAAATGGTCGAGGCCGACACTGGTGTCCCTGCCTCGAGGCCGACTCGATGAGCCCGGGCCCCATCGCCCCGGTGAAGGCCGAGCTAGAGCGGGCGCTCGAGCTCATGCACGCGCGCTGGACTCCCGAGCAGGTCGACTTCGTCGCGGTCATCATGAGCGACCAGACGGTGCTGCTTGCGCGCAAGGCGCTGGGCGAGGACGTCGACGCCGAGCTCGGGCAGGTCCTGACGCAGCTCGCCGGCCTCGAGTGGGTCGAAGCGCGCGAGGCTTCCAAGCTGGCCGGCCGCGTGCTCGAGGGCGTGTTCGGAGCCATGATCAAGACCGCGATCGCCGCCGCGCTATGACCCCGCGCTCGTCGTTCCTGAGCTCGGAGTTCGTGCTCTCGGCGCTGTGCATCCTGGCCGGCTTCGCGCTGATGTTCTGGAAGGACAAGGACGAGCTCGGCATGGCACTGGTCTCGATTGGCACCGGGGTCTATGGCGGCGTCCGCCTCGGGACCAAGCGGGCCGAGATCCAGGCCGGGGCCAACGTCGAGATCGCGCGGAGCATGCCGCCGCCGGCTCCCCCAGGACCTCTGCTCGTGGCGAACCAGGTCCAAGGGACACCCGGCCCGGTTCGACCGGCCGGGCCTGGGTAGGATGCGCGACTTCGCGGCCGGGGGGCGCCCGGTCGCGGTTCTGAACGGGTTCGATTGCGAGGATCGGTAGGAGGCCGCTCGAGGACCTCGAGCGGCCTCCGTTTCACCCGTATTTCACGCGGCCCGGTTTGTGCCGGCGGCCATAATGGCGAGATCCCGCCCATGGCAAAGCGAACACCACGTGAGCCGACTCTCGACGAGCTCGTCGGCCTCCTGATCGGCGACCGCAAGCGCGAGCGCCGCGAGTGGATCTGGCTCGCCCACTACCGCGACGGGGCCAAGGTCGAGGACCTGGTCTCGCGCTATGGCGTCACGCAAGTGCAGATCGGCGACGGCATCCAGGCCGCGCTGCGCGCGCGCGGCGCGCAGGACCGCATGTTCCAACGGCCGCGGGCCGAGGAAGTCGCCGCCAACATCGCCCGCGCCGGCACGGTCCCCGAGGCCGAGTCGGAAGTCGCGTGAGGTCGACGCAGAAGGCCGGGCCGCCGCCGGCCGGCTTCGAGTCGTGGGGCGAGGCGGCGCTGCAGGCCGATGCCTATGGCGTCGTCCATCATCGCGACGGCCGCGGCGTGCTGCGCATGATCCAGCTCCCCGATGGCTTCACGCGCGCGTTCCCCTTCTGCGGCCAGTGCAGCAAACGGCACAACGCAAACCACTGGCCGGCAAAGTGTGCACGGCCGGCAGCGCTCCCGGTGCGGCCATAAAACGTTACCGGCAACCTTCCATCGGCTCGCGGGATGGCGTCGGGAGACCAGGTATTTCCCCGCACACGAAACGTCGGAGCAGGAGACCGCGGGGGGTGGGCTCGAAACGTCGGAGCAGGCGACGACTGGTAAGTGGGCTCGAAACGGCGGAGCAGTGGGTGGGCTCGAAACGTCGGAGCAGGAGCGAGACCCCGCCGGAGCGGCAAGCTGCAACGAAACGGCGGAGCAGGAGACACCCGGTAGGCTGCAACGAAACGTCGGAGCAGCAGGTGGGCTCGAAACGTCGCGCGGGTGGGCTCGAAACGTCGGTGAGGGTGGGCTCGAAACGTCGGTCCCTCATCTAGAACACTCTAGAACCTCTCAGAGCGGACCGGACCCTGCGCGAGCGCCGAGCTCGTCACACCGCGTCCGTCGTCGAGTCTCTCGTGCGCTTCTGCAACTCCCTGCGCCGCGGCGTCGTCGAGAACCAGAAACTAGCGGCGCTCGAGCTCGCGCTGCTCGAGGCCTCGCGCCAGATCACGGACCCCGCCGTGGCGAAAGTCAAAGGCGGTCCGAGCGTTGCATCCGCAACCGGGTAGCCTTCCCCCTTGCCCATCACTTTCGAGGTCTCATGACCGTTCACGCTCTGTCTTCTCCGGCCGACGTGATTGAAGACGTTGCCCGTCGTCGCGGTCTCGCCCTCGATCCCGACCAGATGACACGGCTACGGCTCCTGCAAGACGCCCCCGGGGAAGGAGGGGGCGACGCGCCCGGCGAAGTTCCGCCGGCGCAGATCATGGCGGCCGGGCTCGCCGTGTTCATCGCGCTCGGCTTGCTCGCCTACGCGCTCTTGTCGATGTTCTGCCGTCCGGCATAAACTGGCACGCGTGCCAAAGCGCGCGTCCGCCAAAGTCTCCCCCCCGGTCGATCTTCGCTTCCTCGCTCGCGCCTTCCCCGACGGGGTCGAGGGTCTGGTCGTCGAGACCGGCGTCGCGCGCTCGCAGCTCTACAGGTTCCTGCGCGGGCCCGCGCGCTCGAAGGAAGACCTGACGACCGACCGCTGCTTCAAAGAACCGCCCGCGGACATCATCGAGGCGGTGGCGCACGCCCTCGGCGAGGACTCCAAGGTGCGCGCCTTCGCGACCAAGCGCGAGCTCTCGCCGGCCGGCCTGCTCAAGCTCTGGCGCGAGAGCTCACCCCGCGACTTTTGACACTCGTTTGCTGGTCGCCGGTGCCGGCCCCCAATAGGTAGGGGGTCTCGTCCAGAGCCCGGCAGGAACCGGCAGAAAAAGCACCGGCCACCCTTGCGCGCGCCCAGAGCGCGGCAAGAGTGGCCGGGGTCTTGTCAGAGACCCCAGAGACACTACCGGCACGGACCGGCACGAGCAAGCCCCCCCCGCAGTTCGTTCGTCTGCGCGGCCGGGATCTCCGGGTCGGCTTCGCGGGGCTCTTGCTCGACCTGATCGGGCACCGCGCTACCTACGGCCTGACGACTCCGAGCACGACGCCCGAGCTCGCCGGCATGCTGGGGATATCTTTCCGCACGGCCGAGCGGTGGCGGGAGCAGGTCCTCGCCGCCGAGCTCGTGCAGCGGGCGTGGGGCGGCCTGGTTCTGACGCCGGCCGGCTCCCGTGATCCGGGCACCGGTTGCCTCTGCCCTGTCTGGATCTTGCACCGGCGCGACCTGACCCCGGCGCAGAAGTGCACGTGGGCCGCCTTGAAGGCCGAGGAGCTCAAACGCCGGTCGATGCTGGGGGGGGGCTACCGCGAGTGGCTCGAGTCGTCCAAAGCCCGCGGCCGGCGCGTGAGGCTCTCGGAGGACACCATCACGCGGGCGATCGTGGTCCTCGAGTCGAAGGGCTTGGTCCAGGTCGAGCGCAAGGTCCTGCGCACGGCGACCGGGCTGATCCTCGACCTCAAGCGGATCACGACTGGCCAGGGCAAAGCGCCCGCGTCCCGGCATACCGGGACAACCCCCGCGAGCCCGGGCAGAGTTCCACGTGAAACGCCAGCTTGCGGCGACCTTCACGTGCCTTCGGCGGAGACCGGATCCGGAATAGACCGCTCGGTTATCCCCATGAGGGCTCCCCTCGGTGGAGAGCCGGTGGACATGGGGGCGGCCGTCCGCCGGCTCGTGCTCGGCCTCGCCGTCGAGAAGGCCGCCGGCTTCGTCCGCCCGCCCTCGCCCAGCGCGGTCGAGATTGCCCTGCAGGACCCGGACACGATCACCGCCGCCGCCTCGCCCTACTCGAACCTGCGCGAGCTCTGGCTCCTGCTCGCCGCTGCCGGCGTCCACGTCGGCGCGATCTTCCAGCGCAAGCGCTTCGACTTGGCCAAAGCGTTGGCCAAGGTGGGGACCACGGGCCGCGAGCTCAAGGCCTGGATCGAGAAGGGTCTCGACCGCGCGGCCAACGTCGGCGGCTATGTCGCGACCTGTGCACGGCGCAAGGTCGCGCTCGCGAGCCTGCATGCGCACGCTCTTGCGAGCGGCCCCTTCCATTACCAACGGCCGAGACGGTAAAAACCGGCACACAACCCATGGCCAAGAAGCTCCCCCCGCCTGACCTCGCGCACATCGATCCTGGCCTGCGCTCGCTCGCCGTCCCGATCGCCGACCTCGTGCCTGATCCCGAGAACGCGCGGAAGCACGACGAGCGGAACATCGACGCGATTGCCTTCTCCCTGCGCGAGTTCGGCGTGCGCTCCCCCCTCACGGTGCGCAAGGGCGTGGTCATCATCGGCAGCGGCCGGCTCGAGGCCGCGAAGAAGCTCGGCTGGACTCACCTGCCGGTCCTCCGAGCGGATGACCTGACGGAAGGCAGAGCGCGCATGCTGGCGATCGCCGACAACCGATCGGCCGAGCTCGCCACGTGGAACGACGAGCAGCTGGCCAAGACCCTGCGCGAGCTCGACGTCGAGATCCCGCCCGAGCTCTTCAAGGACGACGAGATCGAAGCCCTCCTCGCCGAGCAGCTCGACGAGCACGCCGACGAGCTCGCGCAGAAGGGCAAGGTCGAGTTCGAGTTTCTGGACAAGCCGCCCGAGGAGCCGATCACGAGCCTCGGCGATTCCTGGGAGCTCGGCCGGCACATCGTCCACTGCGCCGATTCTCTGAACCTGGACAACTGGAAGGGAGTGCCGGCCGTGGCGGCCGTGTTCTGCGATCCTCCCTACGCGATCTACGGCTCGAGCACGGGGATCTCCTCAGAGGTCACGGACGACAAGTCCATCGCCCCGATGTTCAAGAACATGGCCGTCGTGTTCGCGCGCGTCGTGAAGCCCTTTGGCCACGTCTACGTGTGCACCGACTGGCGCAGCTACCCCGCGCTGTGGACCGCCTTCCGCGGCCTGCTCGACCCCAAGAACCTGATCGTGTGGGACAAGGGCGGCAGCGGCCTGGGCGCGAACCACGCCAACACCTTCGAGCTCGTCGCCTTCTACCATCGCACCCCCTTCCATCGGCGCACCATGACGAGCGCGAAGCCGACCGGCTCGCGGCCTGTCCACCGGCCGAACCTCTGGCGCTACCCCAGAGTCTCGGGCGACGAGCGCCACCACAACGCCGCCAAGCCGGTCCAGATGATCGCCGACGCCCTCGAGGCTTCGAGCGAGCCGAACGAGACGATCGCGGACCTGTTCGGGGGGAGCGGGTCGGTGCAGATCGCGTGCGAGCGCATCGGCCGCGCTTGCATCACGTTCGAGCTCGAGCCCGGCTGGGTCGACGTGATCGTGAAACGATGGGAGACCGAGACCGGCAAGAAGGGCAAGCGGATCCCGGGCGCGGGCGGCGCCAAGGCACACAAGGCCAAGAGGAAGAAACCATGACCGTCTACGGCGAGATCCCGATCGACGACTACCTGCGGCTGACGGGCGACGTCCCGAAGAAGTTCCTCCCCGTCGCGCACGTGCGGAAGGGCTACGTCTTCAGTTGCGTCGAGTGCATGCGCTCCTGGCTCGATCGGGATCTCCCCCACCACATCCGCAAAAGCGTGCTGATGCAGACCGACGGCACGATCGTGATTCTCGCCAAGCCCCCGGTGTCCGATGGCTGACTACCGCTCCGATCTGCCCGAGCGCCCCTACCGGATCGCGAAGCTCCCGCTCGATGACCGCGGCTATCCCGTGCCGGCCTTCGTGACCTGGTTCGACCAGGACGGCGAGGTCACGCAACCCGGGGACGGCAAGCCCGACTTCCGCGTGGTCTCGCTCGAGCGCGTCCAACGATGCATCGCCGGCGAGCGTTGCTGGATCTGCGACGGCGTGCTCGGCGGCTTCCGGACCTTCGTCATAGGGCCGATGTGTTGCGTCAACCGGATCTCGTCCGAGCCCCCCTCGCACCTGGACTGCGCCGAGTATGCGGTTCGCGCCTGCCCATTTCTGATCCTGCCGAACAGCAAGCGCCGGGAGGCGGACCTGCCGCCCGAGGCCACCGAGCCAG